TCTGGTATGAAAGGAAACACTGGCACAAATCCAAGCAGAACAAAACTTTATACTAGAATGGTACAAAAGTTTGCTAGACAGTTAGGCTATAACGCATACATTGAAGACCAAGGCGACATGGTAGAGTATGAATTAAACAAAATAAATAAAGAAAGCGTTAATGAAGATGTAAAGCAAGCAGATTTAGACGCTATTGAAAAATATGCTGATAAAATCTTTTCCAAAGTAGGAATTGATATAGAATTCACACGCCATTTTATAGATCGCGTCAATGACGAACGTAATCAAAAACCTATCACAGCAGCAGAACTTACACGACTTTTTAAACAAGAATATAAAAAATGGGGTAAACCTATTGCTCGTTTAGGCCCTGATGCACAAGGCGTAATGAAAGACATGGCAACTGATGTAAATGTACCATTTGTTTTATTATGGGATAAAGAAAACGAAGAATTAGATCTCGTAGCAAAAACAGTTATGCGTAAACGAGATTTTAAAACATCTAATCCAGAATTTCCCGTAGAAAATCTCAGTTTAGTTGGCTCGTATAAAAGAAAAAAAGAGCGAGAATTAAATTTACAACCAGGTGACGAAGACTGGTTTAAACTATGGTTTAGTAGACCACACTTAACAGGACCTGTTAAATTAAAAAAGAATAAGAAATGAAAATAGCATTTGTCGGCGATAGTTTTTGTAACGGAATTAACAGGTTTTTTAACGAGTGGGAAATTAAGAATAGGCCTAATTTTTTGGGTTGGCCTGAAGTTATTGCTAGGCAATTTAATGCTGATATTTTATGCAGAGGTATGACAGGTGGATGTTTATTTAACGCATATCAAGACCTTCTACAGATAATTGATAATGCTGATTATGTTATACTATGTATTACTAAGCCGTATAGACTTGCTAACAAACATAATTTGCCAATAACATCTTCTGCTATACATTCCGCCGAGTCTATACGAAATTTCCTAGATTGTAGCATCAAAGAAGCCAAAGAGATAGAAGTTTCTATTCAAAACTATTATGACAATTTAATAAATTTTGAATACCATCTAGTAGTGCATCGACTTCTCATTGATGACATGAATAGAATTCTTAGTCAACGCAAGAAAAAATGTATTTGGTTTTTTGTTGACCTTAAAAGAACAAATTCAACTATAACAAGCGGCTGTTACGGATCACATTCTTTATCTTCTTTAGCTGAGTATGATCTTTTATGCAATGGTATTACAGACATTATTGGTTATTATAAATCTACTACTCCGGCCGGTCACAATTTAGACGCAGTTGCTAGATTAAATCATTTTGGAGAAAAAATAAATTTTACATTAGCACAACTTGTTATAGACATTATTAATGAACATAAATTTTATCAAGGCACTGAAATAGATATGACTAAATACTTTGCAGGTTTACATGAAGACAGACAACGCATGGAAATCCCAAAATGAAAAAACTAATAAACAAAATTAAAAATAGAATTAAATTCTATAAAAAACAAAAAGAACATAAAAAGAAACTCGAAGAATTACGTAAACGAGATCCATTTATTTACGATTAATATGCCAGTTATTTTTATTTTAAATGATTATTCTTTTTCAGAAAAAAAGATAATACGTTGGTGCCAAGATCATGCTCCACATCGATGGAGTAGGCACTTTGTCGAATCACAGAAGTATCCGGGCATGTACGAAGTATCAAAAACTGCTTACAGATTTGAAAGCGAGAAAGACGCATTACTATTTAAAATAGCGTTTCCTGTTGCTGTAAGAGCAACCGAAGAATGTATAACAACTGGTCAAAACATGTTAGATCTAACATTACGCCCATAAACTACCAATTTATTACCATGCAATTTCCCTATAAATATTTTTATATTGTTCGTTGGAGATTGTTAAATGAAGTTCTTTATAGTTCTTATGCTTGTTATTTTTAATAACGGGGCGCCTCAAATTTGGTACAATGTTAATACAAACATTCCTTTTGAAACAAAGTTTGCTTGCAAAGCACAAATAAAAGATCAAGCATTTCAGAAAAGGCTGCTAACTACATTAGATACAGGTATGGCTAGACTTGCTTGCTTACCCGAAGATCAAGTAGAAAATTATATTGCATGGGCAAACGAACAAAATAAACTAAACAAAGGTTAAAAAAATTCTTTAAGTTGCGGCACTATACTGTATAAATCCATGCCTCTTATTTCGTTCATTTTTTTAATCCATGGTGCTACTCTAGGATAATTTTCCTCGTATAACCCTTCGTCTATTTCCTTATAGGATCTAAAAATATCAACATTCCACCAATTGGTTGTTATTCCGTAAAACTTTTGTCTTTTACCTGTTTGTCCTATAATAGAATTTCTTATATTACTTTTAATACGTTCTACTTCTTCGGGTGGTAACATACTTGGGGAAGCATATCTAGGCCATTGTACCTGATCTGCGGCATGTACTCTGTTAACATATGGTTTGCTGTGAAAGAATTCAAATATTTCTATCAAATTGTATATGTTATATAATGATACTGTTATGTTTATATCAATCGGTTTTTTTGTTACATTAAATATTTTTTCTAGAGTTTGTACGGTTTTATTAAATTCAGTTGAACGTATCCAGTAATAAAGATCATTTATACCGTCGATTGATGCAGTAATTTTAACTGGCTTTGATTTAGCACGTTCTTTTAGTAACTCTAACATATTGTCTGGAACATTAGAGCAATTAGACACTAGCTTAACTACGCATGTCTTGTTTACTTTATTAAGTGCAGATAGAATTTTAAAATTATTTTCGTCAGCAAACGGTTCGCCACCTTTGATTACCAAATACTCCAATGTTGGTAGTACACTAATAATTTTCTCAATATGATCGTCAGGCATGACATAATTAGACGATTTATAGGTTGCAAGTTTTCTAATATCTTTGTCGTTTCTTACAATTGATACCCATTTAGAACTAAATTTTGGTCCACACATTGCACAGCATTGATTACAAATATTTGAAGTAGTAAATTCTAAATATCGCAAAGGTTTGTCTGTTTCTGCAAGATCGTTGTCTAAATTTTGAAAATTATAAGCGTATATATCTCTTAATGCATCTCTCCTGGTATGTACATTGTATCCTTGCCGTAGTGTGCAAGATATACATTCTCTTTTTAACACTTCATTTTGCTTATTATTGAGAAATGTATTTCTATAATATTGCATTTGGCTGCTGTTGTAAAAAGACTCTAGTGATTGCACATTATTCATATGAGCAATTGGTGCGCCAGATGCACAACATAGCACTATTTCGCCTTGGGGATTTATGGTTAGTCCTGTAAAGGGTGCAGGACACATATTTTCGTCATCGAGTAAAGCCATATTTAACCGCGTATCATGCTAACAATCGTTTTGGCACGATCGCCAACTTGTGTGTACCATTTACTATCAACTAATTCATCTGCGGCCTTTTCCCAGTTGCCAGCATTTGCGGCTTTTGAGAACTCTGGAAAACCTTTATCCCAGCCAGGGCCCATGTTAAAAGTTAAATCAATTAATGCGTGTTTTTGTTTTATAGATGCTTTGTTGTATCCTGCTACTAGTTTTGCTTTTTCTGCATGATAAGCAAAGTCTTTATTGAATAACTTGTCTGCCTCTTCGTCTGTAATACCGTTAGAAAAGTCTTCACCAGGTTTAATTAAGTGACCATAACCGATTGTAGGTTTTCCTACTGTATCATTATAAACTTCTAAACGCTTTCCTTCGTGTTTTTTAATCATGCGTTTAAGCGCCGCAATATTTCCTAACTCGCTTTGTTGAACTGGTTGTGTTATTTGTGTCTTTGTTTGAAGATCGGGCTGAGGAGCATCTTGCTTGTTAATCATATTAACACCCCCGGCGGCAATACCAGCAGCCGCTAAAGCACCTATTGCTTTTTCTTTCCAGCCTTCTTCGAGTTCTATTTCTGTATTGTTAATGAATTCACTGGCGCGCATTAGTGTATTTATCACTAATTTACTTCTTATTCTTTATTATCTAACTCTCTTTATGTTACTTAAATCTAAATGAGAAAAATATTCTTCCATGTGTATTGCTTTTGGAGAGAAATCATCTTTTTCAATTATATCTAATACCATCTTTGCAATTATACCGTTGTTCTCTTTATTAAAATGATTGTGGCGTCGATCGTTGGCTACTTTATCGTTGATTTCTTCTTCGTTTAAATTTAATAAACTATGTTGCTCTAACTCGGCCTTTGAAATATCAAATAAAGGAATGTTAGCCGACGGACCGGATACTGGTACATAATAGACATCTGGATGAATCGGGTCTAGCGGCTCTTGGTTGACAAAATCACAATAAAGTGAAGAATATAGAAACGAATGATAAAAACTTGGAAGCCAGATTACTTTTTTATTATGCTCTTTTAGTAAATTGTCAAGCCACGCAATAAGTGCTATATTCGTCATCTTTGCATATGTGTTTGTCATAAAGTGATCATAATATGCTTTTGCTCCTGCTGTTATTTCCTTTACTAAAACTTTATTAGGAATATTATACTTTTCTTCGTAATAGCCACTTTTTATATGAGCCCAATGATCTCCTTTTTTATTCGTAATCTGATCTACCCAGACCCCATTAATGGGTAAGTTGTGTATATTATAGATCCTATAAGGTTCTGTTGGGCACATCACAACATAGTCTGCTTTGTAAAAATTATCCGATAAAAATAATTCAACCGACGGGTAAAATGGTTGTCCACCAAATCCTGTTTGAAGTATTTCTGCACCTAAAGTGCCTGCAACCACCGCAGGCCAGTCAATGCTACCTCTATCGTAATTCATACAAAAACTATCACCAACAAACGCTATTTTCATTCTATATCCATTAAAAAACAGTACAAGTATTTATAAATATTATGATGTTACCGTTATACTTAACCTTAAAGCAACACAAAGGATTATTTGTACTTTGTGCCGCGCAAGATATACCACACAGAAGAATGGTGGGCGTAATATCTGTGACACACCCGCACATTGGTGTTGGAAACGGTCCTGGGCATAATGGCAATGGTTCTTTAATTACAACTTCACTTGGTGCATTTCTAACTACGTCTAATAATCCTAATTGTATTGTTTACCAAGTAATGCTCAGCGGCGGATACGACTGGGGTATAAAGTATGATGACTGCTGGTGTTTATATTTAAGTATTGATATGCCTATTAAAAAAGGCGAAATACTAACCGTTAAATCCTTAACTATTCCAGATAAAAAAATATAAGTTAAACGCCTGCACTATCCCTAAGGCTTTTTGGTGCTTTGCGAATTGTTAATTGTGTAAAATCATCTTTATCGTCTTGTCTAATTTCTAAAACTGTGCCTTCTTCCCAACCAAGTTTTGCCCATTCTTCTGCTGGCGCCGATAAAGATAGTTCTCCGTTACTATTTTTAACAAGAGGGCACTTTACTCTAAAAATACGATACCCGGATCCTACTATGTCTAATGTTGTACTCATAACATTTCTATTTAGTCAATTGAATTTAAATATTTTACAATGCTTCGATGTAAATAGTCTTCATATGAGCGATTATACAACTTGTCTAATAATAGCGTGTGTTTTTTTGTTTTTTGCATATCTTCTTTTGTTGGCTCGTAAAAACGATTATCTAAATAATCTTTAAAGGTCTGATACCAGATGCTTTCTGTAACGCTATACGACGAAAATGCATCTACTAATATATTCTTAGGTATGTTATCCCATGATAGTGCATGATTATTATCGCCTAGCCCATATACACCTGTGATCAGGGTCAACATGCTACTATCGTATAACTCTTTAAAAATAATGTTTAAACTTTTGTGTAATTCAGCATAACTGTAAATATTATATAATATACCTACGCTTGCAAAGCCAAAACTAACCTTTTCTTGCAAATTATTATCAATAATATAACGAACAATGTCTTTCAATCTTTTCTCTAATATGTTATATGAGAATGGATGTCTAATATAATCGTAAGTAGAACCAATCCCATCAACGCTAACAATAAAATGAATTTTTTTAAACTTTAAGAATATATCTAACTTTTCTTCTATAAACTTTGTACCATTTGTGGTAACTTCTAAAGTAATATGTTGGTTATCGTTATTATCAATGGCTGTACATAATATATCTTCAACGTCGCTACTAATAAAAGGTTCACCGCCTGAAATCTGTAATTCAAGCAAATTAGGCAAAACCTGTTTTAATGACTCGGTATCGCCGGTTGACGGTTTTCTTATAAAATTACCCGATGAAAGTAGTTTTATATTTTCAGGCAAACTTTCATCAGGGCGCAAATCGTTAATACCTAATTTAATTAATTCACTGGTGTTTTCTATAGAACTAGTCTCTTTATTTGCTAGTAATCCAATTTGATCGCTGAATGTTGTGGAACACATTCTACAAGACAAGTTACATTCGTTTCCAAAGTTGTAATCAATTAATTTTATTGTTGGTTTGTTAAATACCTCCTCATACGAAATATTATTAATATATAAGTCGTTAAAAATTTCTCGTTTTGTTATGCTTTTGTAATTTAAACTACAAGCATTTTCACAAGCAGCCGGTATTAAATTATTAGAAAATGCTTGTCTTTCTTGTTTAAACTCAGTATGCTGAAGCATGTCATTTAGAGACCCATTGCTGGGAATATTAGCACATCCTGCCGCACTACAACACAACGAACTTACATTGCAGGATTCTGCTTTCTCATGTACGCGCATTCTAAGATGAATATACGGCAGTATACAAAAACTAGGATGTTTCTCAAGAAAGACCGTATTCTTTTTAAGAAGATTAGACATAATAAATATTTATATGTATTCGTATTTAGAACTAACCTCTTTAAGAACATTAATGCTCGATTATACTACAAAGTGTAACGCACTTTGTTTGCGTTGTGCGAGAAATGTAAATGGAAAATATTTAAATAAAAATATGCCAATCAAGGATATGTCCTGGGAAATTTTTGAAAAGTTCTTTACAGAAACAATAAACTATATTGAAAGATTAGAATACTGCGGAAACTTTGGAGACCCGATACTTAACCCAGATTTAATCAGAGGTATTAACTGGCTAAAAAAAACAAACGACAATAGCAAACGACAAGAGATCGGTAGAAGTAAACTATATATAGAAGTAGCAACAAACGGTGGAGTTAATCATCCTTCCTGGTGGAAAGAGTTAGCACTTGCACTTAACGGAGTAGGTTCGGTTACCTTTGGCATAGATGGACTAGAAGATACAAACGACTTGTATCGAAGACAGGTCGTTTGGAAACGTTTAATGGAAAATGTAGAAGCATTTATAGGAGCAGGCGGAGTAGCAGACTGGCAGTTTATTTTATTCGAACACAATTATCATCAAAAAGACCAAGTTGAAGAACTATCTAAAAAAATGGGTTTTAATAAGTTCTTTACTATAGACAACTACGACAGAGTTAGCAACGACACTGGTGGTAGTGATGCAGAACCTTATATCAATCATTTTGTAAAAAAATACGACAACTTAGGTGAAGAAACAAAAAAATACAAAAATACCATTGTAAATAACCAATCTACTGTTAAAGAACAAAAACTAAAAGAATTTGACAAGTTAATGGAAACAAAATACAATAACGACATTAAACAATTCAAAAATAGTGCACCAATTGATTGCTCATGGTGGAAGCACAGAAAAGCAGGACTTATGTTAACTTTCGATGGAGAAGTTTGGCCTTGCTGCCACACAGGAGGAATGAGGTATCCCAAAGATAAACCATGGGACCACCCTGATAGCAGTAATTTATATAGCGAAACACATGGTAGATATGGAAGCAATTTTAACAATATATTATATAACACACTAGATGAGATACTTCAGCACGAATGGTTTCACCGAGAACTAGTTAAAAGTTGGGAAAATAATCGCAGATTAGAACTTTGCTCCGTTACCTGCACCAAGTTTAATTAAATCAAAGCATATAAATAATTATATATGTATTTAACTCAAAGCGATATTACATCTGTACACATGGAACACACAAGTAAATGTAATTTACTGTGCCCACAATGTGCACGGGTAGTCAACGGCAAAGTTAACCCAGATTTACCATTAACTGAACTAACATTAAAAGACTATCAGCATATTTTTACTGAAGATTTTGCTCCACAAATTAAAAACGTATACTGGTGCGGTAGTTATGGCGATAGCATTGCAAGTAGTACATGGGTAGAATGCGCGTATTGGTTAAGATATTCCGGAGTACAATCCATGCAGCTATTTACTAACGGGAGTGCTAGAAAACCAGACTGGTGGCGCGGACTTTCTAGTATATTTAACCGAGAACACGACTTTGTTCATTTTTCAATTGACGGGTTAGAAGATACAAACCACTTGTATCGTGTTAATAGCGATTGGAAAATTATTATGAAAAATGTTAAAGCGTTTATTGAAGCAGGAGGCAATGCCCGATGGGATTATCTAATATTCGATCATAACAAGCATCAAATAGAAGAAGCATATAATCTAGCAAAGGATTTAGGGTTTAGACAAATTGTATTTAAAAACACAAGTAGATTTATAGCCAATAATGAATTTTTAAATAGTATGTCGCGAGATACAGAAAATGTTTACAATAAAAAAACACAAGAGTCAATTCATACTATATCAGATAAAGAAAATGAAAACGTATCTAAATTTGATGCAATTATAGAAAAATATGGTAATTGGGAAAGTTATGTAGATGCTACGACTATAAGTTGTAAATCGCAAGAATTAAAATCAATTTATATTGACTTCACCGCAAGAATGTGGCCGTGTTGCTGGACAGGAGCACCTATGTATTTTACTGGCGATAATAATATACAAGCGAATCAATTACAAAAACTGCTAGGCAATTATGAAACAAACTTTAACTCTTTACGACATCATACAATACAAGAAGTGTTAGAACATAGTTGGCTCGGTCAACAGCTCGAGCAAAGTTGGCAAAACAAAATGCAAGATAACAATGCAAAATTACATACGTGTGGTAGAACATGCGGATCAGACTACGAATTTAGTAGCAAAATTGGAACATCTAACGCACAACGGTTTTATCTAAATGGCTATGAAATGGCCCAGTGATACGTTTTGTTCTCTTGGATGGAACCATCAATTTTTAGGACCAAACGGTAATGTAAAACCTTGCTGTCGTTTTCTAAGCGGCACAATCCCCAAAGAAAACAATATACGAGAAAAAAGCATTTTAGATGTATTCAACGGGGATTTTCAAACTTCGTTACGCAAAGACATGCTCGAAGGCAGAAGGAACCCTGGTTGTTTAAAATGCTGGCAAGAAGAAGATAGTAATAAACGACTTAGTATTAGGCAAAACTATAATAGAGATATAGATTTGCTCGGCGACTTGCACCACGATTTGGATATAGATAACCCAAAGATTACATGGTTAGAGTTAAGTTTTAACAATCGCTGTAACATACGCTGTCGTATGTGCGGCCCTTACTTTAGTACAAATTGGTATCAAGATTGGGAATTAGTTAAAGACTATATTGACTGGAAGCCAGAAAACATACCGCAGTTTATTAAGGAAAACCCAGAACCTAGAACAATTGATTTAAAAAAACTTGAACCTATACTACCAAACATTAGGCATTTAAAAATGACTGGCGGCGAACCTTTTATTATGCCAGAGTATAAAGAAATATTGTATAAACTAGTAGAATTAGATCAAGCGAAACACGTCTATCTAAACTATAGCACAAACTTAACTGTTATGCCTAAAGCAGAATTAATTGACTTGTGGTCTCACTTTAAACACATAGAATTTGCAACTAGTTTAGACGGAATTGGTCCTGTAATTGAATATGTTAGACACCCAACAAAATTTAAAGTAGTAAAGGAGGTAGTAAGAACATTAATGGAGTTAAGTCATTGGATGCCAGTTAGAGTAGGAACACGGCCGACGATATCAGTTTATAATATTCTCGACGTGCCTAACATAACTAGTTGGTGGGCAGAAATGATGGATAAACATTATAAAGATAAATTTAGTGATAAAGCATGGTTAAATCATACACATGTTGCCACGCCAGAGTTTCTTAGTCTGCCTATATTAAATAAAAACTGTAAAGAACTTGTAATGGAAAAACTGTGGGATAACGGCCCTACTGAAAAGCAAAAACAAAGTTGGAATCAACTTTGTAACTACATGAATTCCGCAGATTTATCTCACTTGCTACCAAATTTTGCTGATTTTACAACTAAACTAGATAAAGCACGTGGCGAAAGTTTTATTGACGTAGTGCCAGAGTTTAAAAGTTTATTAGACAGCCATTGATGCTTTAATAGCGGGTTGTGGGTTGTAATTGACTAACTTTATATCATCCATTTTAAAATCGTCAATATTTTTTATATCTTCGTTTAGCCAAAGTGTTGGCGGATTCTCGCAGACTCTCTGTATTTGTTCTTGTACTGCTTTTCCGTGATCGTGATATATGTGACAATCGCCGCCACTCCAAATAAACTCATGAGGCTTTAAACCGCATACTTGTGCTATCATGCATGTTAATAAACTATAACTTGCTATATTAAAAGGAACACCAATAAAAAAGTCTGCCGAGCGTTGATATAACTGACAACTAAGTTCACCGTTATGAACATAAAACTGAGACATTACATGGCAAGGAGGCAACGCCATAAAATCTAAATCGCCTACATTCCATGCACTAAGAATGTGTCTTCTGCTGTCTGGATCTGTTTTAATGTTTTCAATTAATGTAGCAAGTTGGTCTATCTTTTCATTGTTGTTTAACCATCTACGCCATTGTACTCCATATATACGACCTAAGTCGCCTGGTCTTCTGGCACGTTTTCTCCAATAGTCTGCTTGTGCATTAGCAGTCCAAATAGTTTTATACTTTGGATCTCTACTACCGTGCAATATTTCAGCAAGACGACGTTCGTCACCGCTACCTTCTATCATCCAAAGCAATTCACTTACAACAGATTTAAATGCTATTTTCTTTGTAGTGAGAACAGGAAACGAGTCTCTTAAATCAAAACGCATTTGTAATCCAAACGTGCTTTTTGTTTTGATTCCGGTGCGGCTTTCTTTATCTACACCCTGCGCCCAAAGTAGACGCAATAGGCGTATATATTGTAGTTCCTGTACAGGAAAAGGAGTACCATCAGATTTAGGATAATCAGGAAACCCTGTATAAGGTACAAGTTTAGGATACTCTTTAATCATAATCATGTATAATAGTCTGGCCAGGTAATTTTTACAATGTTAGTTCTTTCTTTAACATTTACATCACCGCCGTTTCTTGCTAGTGCCGATACCATAAAGTAAACGGTCTCACCTTTCTTTGGGCGCCAATTCTGTAACGGAGGTTGCTTAATATGGTCACCTGCAACGTTCTTACAGTTCTTTTCATGGTTACCAACTACAAACCATTCCCATGTTCCTGCATGCCATTGGTTATTCATGTACACAAATACCCACGGATTAGCATTTACTTGTATGTCCTTTGTTCCAGAAGTATGTTTAATAGTTGTAGCAGGCCAAGTATCTATTATCCACGAGTTGAGGCTTATAACGCCAGGACGAGGAAAGGTAACATCTAACGATCCAGTTTCTGCCCAATTACCTACATTTGTATGTAACCAGTTTACATTGTTTAAGTCTAACGGCGGTGGTACAAAGTTTGTGCTAGTTTCTGTTTCTACAACTGGTGCTGTAGGAGCAGGAGCCGCCGCTTTCTTTTTCTTCTTTTTCTTCTTTTGTTGTACAGCCACAGCAATACCTGCTACTGCGACTAATAGTACTATAGCATATTCCCAACTTGCCACTAATGATGGCATAACGAATTCCATTTTATTCTCCCTGCAAATTATTGCATTTATATTCTTGCATAATGTAACTTATAGTATCATCAGACACTACAGTATCTTTAACCAATGCACAGTTATTTAATAAATTTGACAAATCAACAAATACATCACAGTCGTAACTTTCTTGTATTCGTGTAAGATAAATATAATCTGCAAAAGCAATCCAGTCTTTGTATACGTTTTTACCGCCAATAACAAAAATATCTTTAGTAGGCCATTCTCTTTTGAAAATTTTTAAAAGACCCGGAATAAGGTTTTCAGCACTTACATCTGCATCGCTCGGCGCTACTAAATTTGCTTTAGGAAAAAGTTCGTAATCCTGTGTAGAAAGAACTACATTGACTCTGTTAGGAAGCGGCTTGTTTGGCAAACTATGCCACGTATTACTACCCATAATGCAAATATTATTTGTAGTAAGTTCTTTAAATCTTTGCATATCCTGCTGTAAAACAGGCCATGGCAATTTACCTTTATATCCTATTCCGCCTTTATTGTCTGTTGCTAGTATTAAATTAATCATGGTAAAATTAGTCCCCTGTTACCAGGGGACTACCTAGGAGATTATTAACTTCAACAAATGATTATAGCAACAATGTTAGTCGTCTTCGTTAAAATGTTTATCTAAAAGCGAGTCTGTTTCTGTTATAATGTGTTCGCCTAGCGCATTTAGATCAATGTGTATCTCAACGTTTTCAACCCCTTCAAATCCTTCCTCAACCTTTTCCCAAGTTAAACCACCTTGTAATGGTAAAGGATGCATTAAATCATCTTTAGTTAACCTTGAACGTTTACCGTTTTTGAAAATAACAGTAACACTTGAAACAAAGTTAACTGGTACTTGTTTAGCAACTATTTCTGCTAAAAATTTACCAAAGTCGTGTTTATCATCCCGCGACATCAGCCGTTTCTTCTACCTGTGCTTGTTTAGGTGGACGGCCGCGTCTTGGTTTTTCTGCTAAAGGATGCAACTGTTCTGCTTCTGCTTCTAGCCTGTCAGCATCTGCTCTTAGCATATTTGCTTGAGTTCTTAATTGATATGCTCTAGATTCGTTAGCATTTTCGCCAATGTCGCCTGCCCCTGCTTGTTCTCGTTGATTAACGATTTCTGTTGCAGATTGCGTTGTTAGTGTCCCTTCTGCTTCGCCCAATCCTTGTGCAATTCTATCTAGTTGCTCATTTAAGTCGCTTAATAGAATTCTTACTTGATTATCCGGCTCCATCATAACATCATTGGTTCGAACTTTACGCATGCGACCTTCTTGCATAAGTGCAGGAAGAATAAACCTACCATCCGGTAGTGTTTTTCTCATTGCTACTTCATAAAAATTGATAGTATCCTGACCTTCTGTACTATCAACTGCCGCCATAAATGCATCCATCCACATGTTTGGTAGGGCATCTGTATCTACTACTAATGCATTTGATGAATCGCTAACATTACCATTTTCGTCGTAGATATAACGAAAAACTACTGCTACTTTCTTACCGGTAGAAACTAATCTACCCATATGTTTTCTCATTGCCATTTGTTAATTCTCCTTAACTTGCGTCGGCTTCCTCTGGCTTTTCGGCTTCTTGCTGAGCCTGTGCCGCGCCTACTACTTGTTGTAAGAATGTTGCAAGTTTAGTATACAATGTGCCAACTGCTGTAAGTTCTGGGCCTCTGAACGCACCTCTTGAACTAGCCACATCGATCAAGTTAACCAAAGCCTGCATGTCAGCAATAGTAATATTAACTGGTTCTTGAGGAGCAGCCTCTTGTGCTGGCGCTTCTGCGGCTTGAGTTTCTTCAACTTGTTCTTTATCTTTTGTCATTATGTGAATCTCCTTAAATAAATCTTTATACTAAATATTTTATACAACATTATATTAGTATATTATACAGTATATTTTATAAAGTTGTCAACCTAGAAAGGATAACACCATGAAAAAATATATTGGGTTTTTACTTCTGTTAGTATTTATATTTGGCACCAATAATGGATTTGCTGAAATAGAAGAACCACAGCAACCAATTACATCAGAAGAAGTACGTAATACTCTTATTTTACAAGAGATAAATCGTTGTCAAGCATCCATATACAATATTAGCAAACTAATCAATGTAACAGACGCTGTACTTTCTACACTCGAGCCAGAAAGTAATGCGCTTAATAAAATTGGTACCATACGAGAAGTACTAAGAGATAAGTATGACCTATTAACACAGATGGAAACAAAAGCGTTAGAAAATTTAGAAAATATTAAAGCAGATGTTCCTGCAATTAATAACGAAGCAGTGACACACTTTGAGTTTATTGCAGAAGCCGGAGTGAACGTGTTCAACAGTTCGCATACCGACGAAGGCTATAAATCTTTAGCGGTTTTTCTAGTGACAATTTTAGAAGAAGCAGGATCGTGTGAGGCAAAGATTTCTGAATATCTAAAATCAGAAATACAAGGATAAAAAAAGAGCGCCAAAGGCGCTCTAGTTTCTCCCAATGTAACGTATGCTATTGAATAATTCGCCAACTGCCGTCTGCTTGGCGACATGCAGTTCCGTATCCTTGCTGTTGAGTCCCACCGACATTAAATGTAGTAGTAAACTCTCGACACGGCGTGCCATTTGAACTAATATGTGTAGCAGTAGGGACAACGGTGCCGGAGTTACCTGTATTAGGATTCTGCCATCCGCCTACGTGACGATCTGGGGCAATTTCGAGAGTCCGTTGCATTGTTTGCCCAGCAAGCAAACGATCTCGTTCGTCAAGTTGCTGACCGATATTATTACCAATCAACGCGCCTAGACCAATACCAAGAACGGTCCAAATTTCTTTATTGCTTGAGTTTTGTCCAAGGCCATAAGCAAGAGCACCACCTGTAGCGGCACCGATAGCAGTTCCGGTATCCTGTTTTGTGTATGTACCAGCGCAACCAGATGCCATAATTGCAACCGCAATAAGTAGGATTGCAAATAAAAGTCTTTCAGTTTTCTTTAGTTTTACCATCTTTTTGTACCTTTGGGAGTAATAAATTTAAAAGTGCCGGGGGGCATTGCACCCCCCAACATTTTTAATTGTTGCTATTAGGCAACCATACCGCTGGCAAGAGCGCGATAGCCGGCTGCAATAACTGCCTTGCTAGGCGTGCCTAGACGGTACTTGCGAGTCACGCGACCCTTAGAGTCGGTGTGCGTATTGAGGTATACAGAGTATCCTCGGAAGCGAAGGCTCTGGATAAGTGAACCCGGGTTACCAACACCCCAGCGAGATGAGATCTGCGCCGCAGTAAGTTCCTGTCCGTCCACGAGTGCTTCAAGTACTTTATCAGTTTTAGTCATTTTACAATTTACCTTTTTCAAATTTGCCGGATTGGGTCCGACTTCCCTTTTCGCAGTATGCGAAACCTGTATCAAGCCGCCTTCCTTATACCTTCACTGTGCGGCTCGTAATGAGCCGTAAGTCCAAAAGGCGCTTCAAATTCTTTGTTATGATAACTGTGGATAACAAATATTGTATCGCAGTAATCAGGATCACCCCAAGAGTTCCACGGATATCCGTCTGTAAACATAATAAACTTCTTTGGTTCAATCTCGTTTTCTTTCATGTAGTTGAAACATATCTCAAAGTCAGTACCACCACCGCCTTTAATTTCATATGTATCAATATCATCGATGTTCCACGGATCAAACTTTTCGCAGTTATACACCTCGGTATCAAATGAGAACACCGTTACTGTAAAGTCATCGTATTGCGACATGCAACCTTTTACTTCGGAAAGCATATCTCGCAACATTTCATTACTAATACTACCACTTGCATCTAACGCCACTACAACATCGATTGTTTCAGCAGTATTCATACCGGGCAGTATAGCGTCCGAGTGCCAACTACGACGAGACTGTTTCATAAATGTATAGTCTTCTCTGACAATACTTTGGATCTGCATATTAAGCAGTTCTCGCCAATCAATTGTAGGACTTGTAAGTTCCTTAATCAGCCGCTTTACACTCTTTGGAACATTGCCTGCTCCGGCTGCCTGTGCGGCTTGGATCATTGCGTTCTTAAACTCGTCCTTTAACTTCTTCTTTTCTTCTTCAGTATAAGCAGGCGGACCTTGCTCGTCTTCTTTGCTGTCTTTGCTGTCTTTGCTCTTTTGATTAGCACCTGCACCAGCATCGTCATCAGTACTTTCGCCACCGTCGAGATCTAAATGCTGATCTAAGAGTTGCGACATGTCGATCTTTGTAGCGTTAGCCATGAGATCCTCATATACTTCTTCGGAAGACATGTCTCGGTATTTGTAATCGTGACAAATCTTAATCGTAGTAATGAGTTCGCCGACCTGCTCTTCAACAAGAATATTGTTAACAACAAAGTCGTTGGCAATATTCCACACCTTGGCGTCGCGATCTTTGCGTCGACCTATGTGATCAAAAACGCAATGTAGCAGTTCGTGACCAAACAAGAAGTCCACTTCGCCGTCTCTTAATCTAGCAACAAAATCGCGGTTGTAAAATAAATGCCGTGCATCTGTCGCCGCTGTATGACACCAGCCAGCATCTGTGGCATCCACCAATTTCATACGAGTAACCATATTACCAAACCAGGGTTTGTTAATAAGTAGTCGTACCCGGCTGGACACCAGTCGCTTACGCTGAGGGCAATTCGCTATATCGTAATCTTTCATTATATACATATTTTACAGTAGATCGTAATATTGTCAACCTTAACGATTTTAAGCACGATTTTAGCGGTTTTTACGCATCAATAATCAACTGACCGTAGCGATTATAGAACTCTTTGAAGGTTTTCAACTTCTTTGTATCAAACGGGAGGTTGTAGTTACTAAGAGCAATCTTAGCACCCAAAACTACCATTTCAGTTTGGAAGTTCTCCATCATGAACGAAAAGAAGTGATCAGCCATTTTATGCCAATCGTCCAACTTCTTAGACTGTTTCATGTCCTTGTGCGCTTCGGCTAGTTCGTAGCATAAATTCACCGTCAGCGTGTATTGTGCTGAAACTTCTTGCACCTTGAGATCCTTTACCTTACCTGCTAATACATCTGAAGGATTAGGCAATTGTGAGGCGTAACCTCGGTGATTCATAAACTTTACAGCCATGCCCTCACCTACAGTACCAGCAATTAAGTCGGTCATCTGACTATCAGAGAGCACCTCATCCTCGTCGGTGTCTTCGAGAAGTTCGCTAACAAACGACCACGTCCGAGGAGTAGCAAACGCCTGGTCGGGACTACGCGGATCAAAATTATACAGATCTGCTTTAGCAAAAGCCAGGTAGCCCACTACGTCTGAATGGATCCGGTTAGAAGTTGCCCAGTTCATCCAGTCGTCAAAGTTTACTTCCAAGTTAATATGAAGGAAGCGGTTTGCCAACGGCTTAGGCATTTTGTAAGTTACGCCCTTGTCCGTTTCGCGGTTACCTGCCGCTACAATAACGACGTTATCAGGCAAAGTGTAAGTACCAATTCTACGATTGAGAATCAGTTGGTAAGCCGCCGCCTGTACGCTGGGCGGAGCACTATTAAGTTCGTCCAAAAAGAGAACCACAACAGGATACTGGCTAGCCAGTTCTTGTGAGGGTAAATCAATAGGAGCCGCCCAACTCATGTTGTTGGCATCCTTGTTATAGTAAGGCATACCGCGCAGATCAGTTGGCTCCATAAGTGCCAATCGGAGATCGATCATATACCCATCAAGAGAATCACTAATTTGTTGGACCAATTCTGACTTACCAATGCCAGGACCGCCCCATACAAATGCTGGACGCTTTCTACGCATTGCGCGAAGTATTTCGATACGAGCGTCACGGATTCTTACTGCACGAACATCGGAAGTTGTGTCGTTTGCCACGTTATTTGCCTCGTTTGAGTAAGAGTGAATTAATTTATTATATTACTATTATATAAGGTATTGAGCATTTGTCAACCTTAATAAATACGTGCTAACCAGAGCCCTTTTTGCTCAAAAACTCCGCGCCATTGATAAAAAGTAGGCCCGTGGCTCATTAAAGGTTTTTTACCTTGAGCAATGCGTTCTACCGAATGAACAGTCCATTGCCAATGATGAATCATTTCGTGTCCTAATGTAGCCGCAAATACGTGAACGCTGGGATACATTGAATATAAGGTAATTTTCTTGGTGTATGGCCACATATTACCATCTCGATTTTCCCAAGAACCGTCACAACAACCCCAGGTATTATTGCGTAAACGAGATAACGATATTTTAGGTTTTGACAATATTCCGCCAAAAATACTGTTATTAATTGCGTCAAACGTGGAGTTGATTTCTTTTTTTGTAGGTCTATACGGCATATTGAGACAATCTATATCAGAAGGAAGTGGTGCTTCTAATATTCGTTCTAATTGTGTGGTCAAATTATATCCGTATTTCTTAATTTATATACATATTTTAGTATATAATCTTGTTTTGTCAATCTTAACAAATATCAACTTAAAACACTAGAAATATAGTGGGTTTTTTATATCTATATTAGCATTTACTAATATTTAGTTCTTCACCCGCTTTTCTATTTTCCACCCAACGATCAATATTTCCTTCTAATAACTTTAACTCTAATGTGTCGCTACCTGCAAAAAGCAATAATCTAGCATTTTTCTTTGGTATTGCGTTCGGTACTGCCCCCCACATTCTAGACTTTGGTGCTTCATTGATATAGTAAGGATATTCTAAGTATTTGTCCAAATATAGTATATCTTTACCTAATAGTCTTTGTTTGTTTAATGAAATTTCATAAACTTCATATTGCTTTTTCATCCACTTGAAACCATCTCTTGTTAATCGTAAACCAAATGGTTTACCATCTTTATAACGCAGATTGTCAAACAGTAAAGCAAATATAACATCATGCGTAAGTTCATCGCGACGTACTTCTAATACTAAATGTTGGTCATCGATGAACTTATCTGCAATGAATGTGTGAATATTATTCTGTGATAATTTCGCCATCTGTTAATTGATAAACTTGAAATTTATCAGTGTGAAACTTTTCGTTTAGTTTTTCTGCAAGGTTGTGTGCATGTCCGGGGTTGCTGAAAGAAACTTTTCGATATTTAGGTCCAGGGTAATCAACTAACGAGTTAGAATTTCTAAGGTTAATCGGTTGCCCGTCATAGAAGACTGCCCAGACGGCTTCTGCCCTGAGTACTTCTTCTTTTTTGTAAGTGTTCTGATCGGTGTGCGATAACAGAACTTCCGGTTTTGGTCGACTCATTTAATTCCCCTTCTATAGTATATTTATCCAAATATTACCTTAAAAAGAGGATTAATATGATATTCTAAGCGTATGTTTTAAACCAATTTGAAAGTTCTGTGTAACCGCCAATCAACTCGTCGTTTATAAAAATCTGGGGTACTGTTCTTGCAGTTGGAACCTTTTCTAATAATGTTTCTCTTGTGACACCGTTGTACCCAATACGATGTTCTTGGTATTGTATGCCTTTTGACTCGAATAAAGTTTTAGCGGCACTGCAATACCCACAAGCATCCTTGCTATAAATTTCTACTTTCATGTTTATATTTATAAACTATTCTACTTTAGGTGGTACATTACCTAAAATAAGGATCACTTTTAGATCTTCATATGTTTTGGCTTCCTTGTCAATTATACGACGTATGTCTAAATCTATTCTGTCTCCAACATCGCTTTCGGAAATAAAATCAATAAACTCCTCAAGGGTCATCTCAACATTTTGGGATGTACAAGCCAATGTTACTCCGTCACATTTGGGCGTAAAACCAACCGACATTATAACGTCATACTGTTGCAAACCTGATTGATCACTTGGACTATTTGGTGCAATAGACATAATTACAACTGCTGGTTTTTCTTTTGATATATTAAGTGTGTCTCTAAGTTCATCAGATGGCTTAGATAAAGATGCACCCATCCACGGACGCATAACTTTGCCTTTTTCTAGTAGTGTTTCTGCAACCTTTTTAAAAATATTAGAAGGCACAGCATAGCCAATACCTATAAAATAACCCGACGGACTAACTATCAATGTGTTCATCCCGATAACTTCGCCGTTGAGATTAAACATAGGGCCGCCGCTGTTTCCTTTATTAATAACTGTATCTGTTTGAATATATGTTACCCAACGACCCTTCCCAGATTGCCTATTAATAGCACTAACAATACCAGCAGTAATACTAAAATTTTGATCTAGAGGACTGCCAATTGCCGCTACGAACTGACCTGGCAATACCTCGCCACTATCTCCAATTGTAACATAACTAAACTTTTCTTCTGGGCTATCATCGTCTCGAATAATTTGTAATATAGCAAAATCAGAAACTTCGTCGCTTGCTACTAGTTCTGCTTGCCTAGTTTTACCATCTTCCCAAATAATATGTATTTCTGTTACTCGCATATCTGCTTCTTTCTCAGAAATAACATGATGATTAGTATAAACTATACCATCTTCTGTTACAACAAAGCCAGAACCAGCGCCATACATTTTAGGCACAACTTGCTCGCCCTCTTCTTCAAATAGTTTACCAAAGGGCGAATCATTTGGTAAAGTCTCTATTACTTCTTTAACATTGCTATTTTCTGCTATTACAACAATTTGTACAACAGAGTCGATTACATTTTTATATAAATCAACAAATGCATTCTGACTAACTGGTCCTGTCCATGTTGCAGCCGCAACACTCTGTGCAGGCATAGACAATAGATTAAGTAGTACAATGCTACCTGCAATAAAAACTTTTTTAATATTAAACATAATTATTCCTCATCTAACTTACCAATGTCTACTCTAAGTGTATCTTTATACTCGTCCCAGTACTTTTTATGTGCTTCTTTATGGATTAACTTAGCAAGTTCTACTTGGCGATCACGATACTCACCTT